ACTTGCATAGTTAATTTTGGTGGGGAGAGGAAGTATATTCTTCTTCCCATCATTTTCTCATATAGGATAACAGATGGCAAATACCTTTTTAATATATACTAACGATGTTCTTGCTAAGATGAATGAAGTACAATTAACTTCTTCTGATTTTAGTAGTTCTCGTGGTATTCAAACACAAGCTAAAAATGCTGTAAATCAAGCGATTAGATATATTAATCAAAAAGAGTTTGCTTGGCCTTTTAATGCAGCAGAAGCTTCAAAAACATTAACTGCAGGAATTACAAGATATTCATTGCCTTCTAATACAAAACATGTAGATTATGCTTCTTTTAGAATTAAAAAAAGTGATACATTAGGAAATGCTTCACAACATTTATCGGTATTAAATTACCATGAATATGTAGACAGACATATAAATCAAGAAGATGAAGTAGTTAGTACCGCATTAAATGGTTCTCATACTGATTCTGTTACAACTATAACAGTAGATTCGACTACAGGATTTGATTCTACTGGCACAATTGTTGTAGGTACAGAAGAGATTACATATACAGGAACTAGTTCCACTACCTTTACAGGAGCTACAAGAGGAGCAGGAGGAACAACTGCTGCTGCTCATTCAGATGATGATACTGTAACACAATTTGATGGTGGAAGTATTCCTTCCCATGTAATTCGTACTCCTGATAATGGCTATGGTTTATTTCCATATCCAGATAAAGCATACACATTAGCATTTGATTATTATACACATCCTAGTTCTGATTTAGATGCTCATGGTGATACAACTACTATTCCAGATAGGTTTAAACATGTAATTGTAGATGGGGCAGTATCTTATGTATATTTATACAGAAGTGAAGTACCTTTATATGAAAGAAGTTTTGCATTATTTAATGAGGGTATAAAACACATGCAAACACTTTTAATAAATAGATTTGATTACGTGCGAAGTACTTACATACCTCGTTCAACTAATTCTGCATATACCACCTCTTCATCATTTTAGTTATAAAGAAAGGAAAATAAAATGACGCAAATACCTCAAGGTAATAATATGTTTTGGGATGTGCAGTCTGTAATTACTGTAGGTTCTAGTGCAGCCCAAACAAATGTTTCAAATTATAATGTAGCTACAATGCATTTAAATGGAGAAGCTTACGTTAATTTTAGTAGCTCAAGTACTGCTGCAGTAAGTACAGCAAATGATATTAAATTAGCTGCAGGTCTTCACTCATTAACTGTTCCAAAACAAGTAGGAAATAATCAATATTTAAATTACGCTCGTGTTGGTGGTACGGATGTAACTATGCGTCTAGTATTATCGTAAGGAGAATAGAATGGGAATTTTATCAGGACTTATAAGTGAAAATGTTGATAGGCATACTCAAGATATTGTAACTCTTACTGCAACAGCTTCAATAACTACAGCAGATCATTCAGGAAGAACACTTCTGATGGGTGAGGTAGGTGGTGATGCTGCTGCTACTTTTACACTTCCAGCAGCCACAGGAACAGGAAGTGTTTTTAGATTTGTTGTTTCTGTAATTAATACTTCAAACTACTTAATTAAAGTAGCAGACGCAACAGATACTATAGATGGTCAAATTGTAATTACTGATGCAGATGGAACAGACGCTGCTTCATTTGTAACTGCTGCTACTTCAGATACCATCACACTCAATGGCACAACTACCGGTGGGGGTGCTATTGGTGACTATGTTGAATTGATAGATATAGCATCTAACCAATATGCAGTAAGTGGCATGGTAACATGTGCTGCTGGTTCAAATATTGCAACTATGTTTAGTGCTACTGTATCATAATATATGTACATTAATCTTAGCTAAGAAAGGAATATAAAATGGCAAGTTTTAAATTGACACAGGGTATATCTCGTGTCCCTGAAGATGTCTTTGTCGAAGATGGCATGACTGTAACTTCAGGAGGTTTAACAGTTACTGCTGGTGGTGTTACAGTTACTGCAGGAACAACTACTCTTGGAGGATCACTTGTTCGTGATCTTGTAACGCTTACTGCAGATACTACTATTACACAAGCAGATCATGCAGGACGTATTTTGCTTATGGGTGAAGTAGGCGGTGATGCTTCTGCTACCTTTACTCTTCCAGCAGCTACTGGCTCTGGTGATGAATACAAATTTATTGTATCTGTTGTCAATACCTCTAACTATGTAATTAAAGTTGCAGACGCTACTGATACCATTGATGGTTCAGTGGTTGTGACAAATGATAGTTCAGCAGGTGGTACAGCTTCGTTAATCTCATGGCCTACTGTAGCTGCTTCAGATACTATTACACTTGATGGTACAACTACTGGTGGTGCTCAAATAGGAGATTATGTTCTCTTAACAGATATTGCTACAAACCAGTATACAGTTAGTGGATTGCTTAATGCATCTGGAACTGAAGCTACACCATTTAGTGCTACTGTATCCTAATGAACGATAATAACGCTGTTGCTGCAAAATGCGGTAATAAAAATTGCAAATGTGAGGATTGTAAATGTTCTCAAGAGGATTCTTGTGACTGTAAAGAAGGGTCAAATGAATGGCGATAAGACTAAAAAATGCAGCAGCAGCATTATCTAGTACTAACCTTACTTCAATATATACTTGTCCTTCTAATTTTACAGCAAGAATAAAAGAAGCATGGGTAACAAATGTAGATGGATCAAGTGCAGCTAACATAACTTTAAAATGGACAGATACTTCTGCAAGTGCTACGTATGATTTACTTAGCACTTTTAGCGTAGCTGCAGATAATTATTTACAACTTTCTGATACAAATATTATATTAGAAGCAGGAGATATTTTTAAAGCACAAGCTTCTGCTGCAGATGATCTTACTGTATCTTTATTTATTGAAGAAGAACTTAATGTTACAGGATAAATTTTAATGCCCGATACTTCAGCTATATCTCCAGTTACAGTTTCTTTAGGAGGAGGTCTTATTTTAGATAAAGATGACTTTTCTATTCCTCCGGGAGCAGCAGTAACTTTACAAAACTTTGAACCAAGTATAAAGGGAGGTTATAGAAGACTTACTGGAAGTAGTAAGTTTGATAGCAACCAAGTTAATGGCACAAGTCCAATTTTAGGAGTTAAGGTATTTAATAGTGGAGTATTAGCAACTTCAGGAAATTTGGTTAAATTTAGTACAGGAAGCGGTTGGTCTTCAAGTATTGCTACAAGAACTTCTGCTGGACGTTACAAATTTGACGATTTTAACTTTACAAATGCTCAAAAAATAGTAATGGTAGATGATGTAAATCAAGCTGCTACATATGATGGCACTACATATACTTTACTAAGTAGCACTGGTGCTCCTGCTGATCCATCTTCTGTAGCCGTATTTAGAGAACACATATTTTTTGCAGGTATGAGTAGTAATCCACAAGAAATTGTTTTTACTGCTCCTTTTCTTGAAAATGATTTTACTACTGCAAATGGAGCAGGATCTATAAAAGTTGATACAAGCATTGTAGAATTAAAAGTATTTAGAGATGCTTTATTTATTTTTGGTAAAGACAAAATATATAGACTTACAGGAACAAGCGTAGCAGATTGGCAAGTAGTTCCTGTAACACGAACATTGGGGTGTGCTGATGGATTTTCTGTTCAAGAAATAGGTGGAGATCTTTTGTTTTTATCTCCTGATGGATTAAGAACAATTGCTGCTACAGCTAGAATTGGTGACGTAGAGTTAGGCACTGTATCTAAACCAATACAACCAAGAATTGAAGATATTGGATTTGATAATATTTCTTCTGTTATTGTTAGAGGAAAAAGTCAATACAGATTATTTTACCCAAAAACAGGAGGAACTGTAGAAAATAGTAATGGTATTCTTGCTACATTAAAAAGAACACAAGAGGGAAATATTGGATTTGAATATGCAGATATAGTAGGAATAAAACCTTCTTCTATGGATTCTGGATTTATTAGTAATACAGAGTATATTATTGAAGGAGGATATGATGGGTATGTGCGTAGGCAAGAAAGTGGTGATACTTTTGATGGATCAAATGTTATAGCTGTATATCGTTCTCCTGATTTATCTCTTGGAGACACTGGCATAAGAAAGCTTATGCAACGAGTTATTTTAAATTATGAAGTTGAAGGAACTATAGCGGCAGAACTTAGAGTTAGATATGATTCAGATGATAGAGATGTGCCTCAACCTGCAAAATTTGACATTACTTCTCCCGGAGGAATAGCAATTTTTGGTAGTTCTTCTTCTACATATAATAATGCAACATATGGATCAAGTGGTGCTCCTATATTTAGACGAGCTATAGAAGGGTCAGGTTTTTTAATTGCTGTTAAACTAAATCATAATAGTTCTAATAATCCTTTTACTTTACATTCATATCAATTAGAGTTTACAACTGGAGGACGTAGATAATGGGTTCAACGTATACAAGACAAAGTAGCACAGAAATTGTAGATGGAGAGGTTATTCAAGCATCAGATTTTAATAATGAGTTTGAACAACTTGTATCTGCTTTTGCTGTATCTACTGGACATAGCCATGATGGGACAACTGCTGAAGGTGGTCCTGTAACCAAACTTTTAGGTACGGCTATTACGATAGGAGATGGCACTGCTGGAACAGATATTGCAGTAACTTTTGATGGTGAAACAAGTGATGGTGTTTTAACTTGGATGGAAGATGAAGACCATTTTAAATTTTCTGATGATGTAGTAATAGACAGCACTAAAAGACTGTATTTAAATGATGAAGGTGGAGAATATATTTACGGTGACGGAACAGATTTATACTTAGTATCTGGTGCAGACATTAATATACCTGCAAACATAGGTATGACCTTTGGTGATGATGGTGAAAAAATAGAGGGTGATGGCACAGACTTAACCATTAGTGGTAATAACATTAATCTTACTGCTACGGCTGATGTAAATATACCTTCTGGCGTAGGAGTAACTTTTGCTACAACTGAAAAAATAGAATCTGATGGAACTGATTTATCTATTACTGTAGGTAGTGGTGGAGATATTAATATTCCTGCTGATATTGGTGTAACTTTTGGTGATGATGGTGAAAAGATAGAAGGTGACGGAACTGATTTAACTATAACTGGTAATAACATTAATCTTACTGCTACAGCAGATGTAGTAATTCCTGCTGATGTAGGCATTACTTTTGGCTCTGGTGAAAAAATAGAAGGTGATAGTACTGATCTAACAGTAACTTCTGGAGCAGATATTAATTTAACAGCTACAAGTGATGTAAACATTCCTTCTGGAGTAGGCGTAACTTTTGGTGATGACGGTGAAAAGATAGAAGGCGATGGAACAAATTTAACTATTGAAACTTCAAATAATGTTACAATTGATGCTGCAGCAGATATTATTCTTGATGCAGGTGGAGCAGATGTAACATTGAAAGATGATGGAACTACTTTTGGAAGCTTGACAAACAGTAGTGGTGAGCTTGTAATTAAGTCTGGTTCTACACCTACTACTGCATTAACATTTAGTGGTGCTAATGTAACTGGTGCAGGTACATATACTGGTGGTGGCACAATGACTACTGGTGGTAATATTGTGATACCTGATGGGGGTAATATAGGATCAGCTTCTGATACAGATGCTATCTCTATTGCTTCTACTGGTGTAGTAACTTTTTCTCAAAGTCCAGTATTTCCTGATGGTGGTGTTCCTCTTGATGATCTAGACATAGATGGTGCTACAGATATTGGTGCAGACTTAACTACTTCTGATTTAATTATCGTAGATGATGGAGCAGGTGGAACTAATAGAAAAGCTGCTTTGTCTAGAATTAATACTTTAGTCCAAACTGCTGGTGGGTTTCCTTTAACTGCATTAGACATTGATGGAGGCACTGATATAGGTGAAGCCATAGTTGATGCTGATTTATTTATTATTGATAATGGAGCAGGTGGAACTAATAGAAAAGTTGAAGCTTCTAGAATTAAAACTTATATAGGTTCAGATTTTTCTAATCCAGCTTCTGCAGATGGAGATTCTCTTGGTACATCATCTTTAGAGTGGAGTGATTTATATCTTGCTGATGGAGGTGTAATTTACTTTGGTAATGATCAAGAGATTACACTTACACATGCTGCTGATGATGGACTTGTTCTTAAACATGTAGGTACAGGAGATGGTAAAGAACCTTCTCTTACTTTTCAAGCAGGTGACAATGATATTGCAGTTAATGATGTGCTTGGTTCTATTTTCTTTCAAGCACCAGATGAAGGAGCAGGAACAGATGCTGTATTAGTTGCTGCTGGTATCGAAGCGGTATCAGAAGGAAACTTTGCAGCAGACAATAACGCTACAAAATTAAGTTTTAAAACGGCTGCTAGTGAAGCTGCCTCTGAAAAAATGTCTTTAAGTTCTGCAGGGTTACTTACAGTTGCAGATGATATAGTATTTAAAGATGGTGGAACTATTGGTGTATCTTCAGCTACGGATGCAATGACAGTTTCTTCAGGAGGTATTGTAACTTTTAAAGATGATATTATTATAAAAGATGGTGGCACAATAGGTTCTGCTTCTGCTACTGGTGCGATGACAGTAGCATCTACTGGTATAGTTACATTTGTAGACGATATCTTAATTAAAGACGGTGGCACAATAGGTTCAGCCTCTTCTACTAGTGCTATAACGGTAGCTTCTACTGGCATAGTAACATTTGTCGATGACATTTTAATTAAAGATGGTGGAACAATAGGTTCTGCATCTTCTACTGGAGCAATAACTGTAGCCTCTACTGGTATTGTTACTTTTGTCGATGACATTTTAATTAAAGATGGTGGTACAATAGGTTCAGCTTCTTCTACTGGAGCAATAACAATAGCTTCTACTGGCATAGTAACATTTGTAGATGATATAGTTATAAAAGATGCAGGAACAATTGGTAGTGCTAGTGATACAGATGCTATCTCTATATCTTCTGGAGGTGTAGTTAATATATCTGCTACTACAGCAAATACAAATGCATCTGATGGAGCATTAACAGTAGCAGGAGGAGCAGGTATAGCTGCTGATTTATCTGTAGGAGATGATCTAAGACTTATTTCAGATAGTGCTGTATTAAATTTTGGTGCAGATTCTGATGTTACCTTAACTCATGCTGCTGATGCAAGTCTTACTTTAGCTGGATCTACAGCAGCACAACTTATAATGTCTACAGGTTCTATACTACCTAATACAAATACTGATACCTCTAATTCAGGAAGTGTAACTTTAGATTTTAAAACATACCAAAACCATGTATTAACATTTACAGGCAACGTAACTTTAGCAAATCCAACTACAGAAACAGCAGGGCAAAGTGGAATTATAGTTTGTATTCAAGATGGCACTGGATCTCGTACTTTAAGTTTAGGCACTGACTACGAAACTGCTGGAGGGGCTGGTATAACTTTAAGTACAGCAGCTAATGCTGTAGATGTAATACCTTATTTTGTTAAGGCTAGTGGAAGTGTCCAACTTGGGGCCGTACAGAAAGCATTTTCATAATGGTAGCTAATGAACAATGGTTCGCTGCACCTGATACTACTTATGAGGTAGATCAGTCTATTCTTTTTAATGATGACGATTCAGCACAGCTATCAAAAACGTATTCAAGTGCTGGTGATCGTAAAACAGCATCTATCTCAATGTGGATTAAACGTGGAAATATATCTGCAACAATGGATTTGTTTGGTGTTAATTCTAGTAATTTAGATACAATTAGATTTAATTCAAATGACACTTTGATGATTAGAGTAGGTAATTCTGACAGTACTACAGGTAGAGTATTTCGTGATGTTAGTGCATGGGGGCATTTATTTATTGTTAGAGATACAACGCAAGGAACAGCTTCAAATCGTTTGAAGGCGTGGTGGAACAATGAGGCACTTACTTTTGCTTCGTATAATGTGCCAAGTCAAAATACCGATACAGCATTTATGAACGCTGACATTCATAGAATAGGAACAGAAGGTGGAGGAAGCAGTCAGTTTTTTGACGGATATTTAGCAGAAATTCATGTTGTTGATGGAACAGCAAAATCAGCTACAGATTTTGGAGAATACAGTAGTACTACAGGTCAATGGATTCCAAAAGAATATACAGGTGCTCATGGTGACAATGGCTTTCACATAGATGGTAGAGATAGTTCTGACTTAGGAGATGATGAATCTGGAGAAGGTAACGATTATGCAGCAAGTAATTTAGCAGCAGCAGATCAAATTTCTAATGATACTCCAACAAAAAATGCTGCTATTATGAACCATCTAGATCAGAACGGAACTGGAAATATTGCAACATTTTCACAAGGTAACACAAAAATTGTAACTAGTTCCAATGACGCATTAGTTGGTGCAAGCATACCTGTTTTAGAAGATGGATGTTATTGGGAAGCAAAAGTTACAAGTGCTGGAACTGAAATGTTTGGTTTGTGGGTTGCTAGTACAACACCTCTTAGAGCAGCATCAACATCCTCACCTCATTCTGATGATGCAAGTTGTGTTCTAAGAATTGATGAACCAGCATTTTATAATGAAGGTAGTGCTACAAGTTATACTGCTGGAACAATTAGTAATGATGACGTTTTACAATTAGCTTATAAAAACGGCAAACTTTGGTATGGAAGAAATAACACTTACGAAAAATCAGGAGATCCTGCAGGAGACTCTGGTGAATTTTTTACTATTGCAAACTCAAGTTCAAAAGTTATTATTCCTGTATTTGGAAGAAGTGGTGGAACAAACGTAACGTATGAGGTTCGTTTTCGATCTGAAGAATGGTCTTATGATGCTCCTACTGGATTTAACGAGTTAAATACTACTTCAATTGATGATTCATCTGTAGTTGATTCATCTGAATATTTTCAAACAACTATATATACAGGAGATGGGTCTACACAAGCTGTTACGCATGATGGAAATAGTAATCTACAACCAGATTTAACTTGGATTAAAAATAGAGATGCTACTGATAGTCATATTTTAACAGACTCAGTTAGAGGGGTAACAAAAGTTATTTCAGCAGATGCAAATAGTGCTCAAGCAACTGATGCTGATACTTTAACTACTTTTGGTTCAGATGGTTTTACTGTTGGAGCAGATGATAAAGTAAATACAAATACGGAAAAGTATGTTTCTTGGAACTGGAAAGAATCAGCTACCTCTGGATTTGACATAGTTTCATACACAGGTAATGCTACGGCAAGAACTATTTCTCATTCTCTAGGTGCTGTTCCTCAAGTAATGATGGTTAAAAATTTAGCAGATTCAGATAATTGGTGTGTGTATCATGCTTCAATGGCAAGCGATCCACAAACAGATTATTTAAGCTTAAATACAAATAGTAACATAACGGATGACAATACGGTTTGGAATGATACAGCACCTACGAGTTCTGTATTTACAGTTGGCACAAGTAGTTTAACAAATGGTAACACTGAAGCCATGATTGCATATTTGTTTACAGAAGTAGCTGGATTTAGTCGTTTTGGAAAATTTATTGGAAACGGTAACGATAATGGTCCTTTTGTTCACACAGGACATTCTCCATCTTTTATTATTATTAAAGAACTTGCCAGTGAAGATTGGGTAATTTATGATACAAAAAGAAATCCACAAAATGTTAGTCAATCAGCTTTACGTGTTGATACTAGTGCAGTAGAGTTTACAGATAGTTCAAGAGCTATAGACATTTTGAGCAATGGTTTTAAACTAAGAACATCTAATGCTACAATAAATTCATCAGGCACTTTTATTTTTATGAGTTGGGCAGATACGCCTTTTAAATCAGCTATTGCGAGGTAATTAAATGTGGAAATACAAAAATAAAACTATTAAAGTGGGAAGATCCTTCAAAGATGATGATGGAGTTATTCATCCACCTAACTGGAACATATGGTCTGCTGAAGAAAAAAAGGCTATGCAAATAACTGAAGTTGTAGAAGAAACTCCTCCTGATTCACGTTTGTATACTTGGTCAATGAACGCAGATGGTAGTATTAATAAAAAAGCTAAAAGTTTAACAGACGTTAATGTAGTTGATGATGATGGAGAAGCAGTTTTAGATTCTGATGGTAATCAGTTAGTTACTCTTGGCATTAGAAGTAATCTAAAAAATGAAATTAAAAGACAACAGTATGCATTGCTTTCTGTAACAGATTGGGTAGTTATACGAAAAGCAGATAATGGAACTGCTATTCCAAGTAGCATACAAACATATAGAAACAATGTTCGTAGTAAAGCTACCGAAATGGAAACAGCAATTGACAATGCTGCCAATGTAGATGCCGTAGCTGATCTTTTTGTTTCTTATGATGCAGGAGGAAATAAGTCTGGAATACTTTATGATTGGCCTGATGATCCAAATGCTTAATAAAACGCAACACATATATAGGGGCAATTACTAATGGTGATGGAGTTATGGGTTGGAATAATTTTAATGTTTGGCTCTCCAGAAAGCGAATATGCAAATTCAATTCATTCAATAAGTAGTCCACCTTTTGCTACTATACAACTATGTCAAAAATCATTACATAAGGAAGGCATGGAAATTTATTTTAAAAGACTTGCTCCTCAAGGTTGGGTTTTAAGAAGTCTCTATTGCATCCCTCTGTTAGAAGGTTTTGAAATACCTTTAACAGGAAAATCAGCTAAAAAATAAAATAATATACGCACTTGGAGAACTTTTATAGGAATACAATATGTCAAATCAAGAAGTAAATCCACAAACTTTTATTAGTGTGTTAATTGAGCAAAGAAATGAAGCACTTAATAAACTTGCTAGTTCTGCATCATATGTCATAGAACTTGAACAAAAATTACAAGAACTTCAAAAGGTTAATGAAAATGAAGATGATTAAAATAGGATAGGAAAAAAATAATATGGTAGGTTATAATCAAGATAGATTGACAGAAAAAGCGAGAGAGCTTGGTTATGCAGGAGATATGAAGAATTTTCCAGCATTTCTAGAGCAAAATCCTATGTTAGCACAAAGGTATCTTCAAGAGCAAGAACAACTTAAATTTCAAACAGGGGGCTTTGTTCCTAATATAGAACAACAATCAACTCCAGCAGGACAAAAGTTTACATTTAATAATCAAGTTTTTGATAGTCTTGCACAAGCACAAACTGCTCAAAATACATTTGTACAACAGCAACAGCCTCAACAACCTTCGCCAACTGTTACTAGTGAACCAACTGTTGCAGAAACTCCTGTTCAACAAGCACCAACTACTGTAAGTCCTGCAGAAGAGGTATTAGCAACTACACAACAAAGAGTTTTAAATCCTGCTCTACCTGTAGGTACTCAATTTCAAGCAGCAACAACTCCATTTGAACAGGCACAAACTATTGACCCAACTACAGGACAGGTTGTAGGAGATTTAAGTGTCGCACAAGCTTCTCAAGTTACTCCTGCTCAAACTCAATTACCCACTGCTACACAAGCTGCACAAGTAACGGCTGCTCAAGCTGCACCTGCTGTAGCTCAAGCTGGAGCACAAGCACAACAACTTGCTGCACCTACACAAACTATAGAAGCTCAACAACAAGCACAGACACAAGTAGCTAATCTACAAGCTGCTCAACAAGCTCAAGCTACACAAGTTCAAGCACCTGCTGATAGAGCATTGCAAGCAGCAGAACAAATTTCTGGACCTGATCAACAGGCAGTACAAGCTGCAGCATTTATAGAACCTTCTGTACAAGCTGCTCAAGCTAATCCAAGTTTAGCTGCTACCGTTCAAGGACAATTAGCAATACTATCTGAACAATTTGCACAAGGAGAAGTACCTTTTTGGGCTTCAGGTGCTGTACGTGCAGCTACAGAAAAACTTTCACAAAGAGGGTTAGGTGCAAGTAGCATGGCAGGACAAGCTATTGTGCAAGCTGCTTTAGAGGCTGCCTTACCAATAGCTCAAGCAGATGCAAGAACAGTAGCTGCTTTTGAAGCACAAAATTTGACAAATAGACAACAATCTGCTATGATTACAGGACAGTATCGAGCACAGTTTTTAAACCAAGAATTTGATCAAGCATTTCAAACTCGTGTAAGAAATGCAGCTATTGTATCAGATATTGCAAATAGAAACTTTACTGCAGACCAACAAATAGCTTTAGAAAATGCAAAGTTTGCACAAACTGTAGATTTATCTAATCTAAGTAATGATCAAGCTCTTGTAATGGCAAACGCTGCAGCATTAGCTAATCTTGATATTTCTAATTTAAACAATAGACAACAATCTGCTGTACAAAATGCACAAAACTTTTTGCAGTTAGATATGTCTAATTTAAGTAATGCACAACAAGCTGCTGTATTAAATTCACAACAACAGGTGCAAAGTCTTTTAACAGATGCTGCAGCAGAAAATACTGCAAGACAAATTAATGCTACTAATCAACAACAAACAGATCAGTTTTTTGCTAATCTTATTTCCACCATAGGACAACAAAATACAGCACAAGCTAATGCCACAAATCAATTTAATGCAGGACAAGTAAATGCTTTAAATAGATTTAATTCAGAACTAGCTAATCAAAGAGATCAATTTAATGCACGTAATCAATTAGCAATTCAGCAAAGTAATGCAATATGGCGTAGAGAAATTGCTACTGCAGATACAGCAGCGTTAAACTTTCAAAACCAATTTAATGCTCAGAACTTACTTGATCTTAGTAATGAATCATATGACAATCTTTGGCAAGAGTATAGAGATGTTTTAGAATTTGCTTTTACTGGAGCACAAAATGAGGCAGATAGATTAAACCTTCTTCAACTTGCATCAATTAATAATAAAGCCGCATTAGATCTTAGAGAATTTGCAGAGGATAGACAAGATGTAAGGGCTATTGGAGGATTTCTTGATAATGTATTTGGTGGTGCTCTTCAAAATGTAGCTTCAGAGGCTTTAGGTGGTGTAGGTACATCAATAGCTAGTGGTGTAGGAGGCTTTCTCAAAGAATTATTTTAATTTTTAAAGTAACAAGGAGTATATAATGTCATTAAGTTTATCTAGAAATACGTTATCAAAGGTAAGAGAACGTGGTTTAAGCGAGTATATAACGCTAAGAGAGGATATAGCTCTTAAAGATCCATTGGGAGAAGTACCTGCACAAAAAGCTGCTGCTTCTAAAATAACTAAAAGAATGTCTGCGTTAATGTCTAGACCAACTGCATCAAAACAGAAACAACAAAAAGAACAATTTCGAGAAGCTTTAGGCATTGGAAGTAAAACACAGTATAGAGGAAAGCCCTTATCTCCATCTGAACAATTATCTAGAAAAATGATTACTATAATACGTGCATTACAAGATAAACAAAAACGAATGATAGAGGCAACTAAATCACAAGGAGATATTGCGTAATGTTAGACTTTGAATCAGCTAAATTTTCTGCTCCTATTCCCGGCATGTCTTTAACTACAGAGCCAAAGGCTCGTGCATGGGAAAGTCCTGCAAAATATGCAGACCCTGAAGAGGCTCTTAATTATTATATAAATAAACTAGGTTCTCCTGAAATATTAAATAGAATGGCAGATATTCTTGAAACAAAATTTCCTGCTGCTGATCTTGTAGATAGTTTAATTTTAGGTGGAATACTAAAAGGTATACATAGTATTGATGTAGGCATAATTATATCTCCTGCCTTACTTATTTTTGTTGTAGGCATGGGAAACATGATGGAGGTAGATGTAGTAACAGGAATGGAAGAACCTGATGCTCCAGATGAAGGAATGTTGCGTATGGCTGCTGAACAAGAAGTAGAAGAGGACATAGAAGGACAAAAAGAACTAGCTGAAATTGTAGATCAAGCTATACAAGAAATGCAATCAGGGATTATGTCTAAACCGCTAGATGAAGGAGAAGTGTAATGGGGTGGTTGTTAGGAGTTGCAGGAGGTGCTGCTGAAAGTTTTACAAAAAGAGTAGATCAAGAACGTGCTGAACTTGCTTTGCAAGAGCGAGATATGCTTAATACCATGCTTCCAATTGCATTAGAGAATAGAAAAGAAAGACAAAATCAACGTAAAAGATTAAAAGAACAATATAATTTATTAACAGGCATTGTTTCTGAGGATGTAGCCCAAGATATTATGCGTAACGGAGATGAGTTTACAAAAAAATTTATATCAAAAATTGGAGATATGGAAAGAGAAACTGGAAAAGATATTACAGAAGCAGATTTAATTGAGTCTGGTGCTATACAACGTCAAATGGAAGTTTTTCCAACTGGTATGAAAACAGTAACAATGGATCAAGGTGATGTAGGGGCAACATATGATGTAAAAGGGAGAGCAGCACCGAAGCCAGTTGGTTATAGAAAAGCAGGAGCAACTTTTGATCAATTTATGGAAGAAATAATGGGTACTTTTAAAGATACTAATGTTGATACAGATAAAGTTAAAGAAGGTATACTTTTAAGTTTTGGAAAAGTTCCCGGACACGAAAAAGCTTTAACAAACTCTGTACATAGAAAATTAGCTGCTACTCTTGGTGTTGATTCAAATGAAGTTTCCTCTTTAGTTTCAGGCGAATATGATTATACTGATGTCCCATTTTCAAGAGATGAACAATTTAGACCAACTGTAAAAATGCCTTTTGTTAGAGATAAAGAATATTATGATACACAAACTGCTAGACTACAGTTTGAAGCAATAGAAAGAGCAAATAATTTAAAAACAACCATTACAGTTGATGGAAAAGAAATGCAAGTTACGTTTCAAGAGGCTGTAGATATAATTGGTTTTCAAAAAGCAAAACTTGAATTTGAAAGACTTAAAAAGGCCTTGATAACTACAAAAGGTCAATCTGAAGCCATAAAACGAGTTTCCACTAATGATGCACTAAAAAGACCTTTATCTGCAATAGCAGATATACTAGGAGGAACTTACACTATTAATCCTGTCACTCAAGAAGGAAATTTTACCTATAAAGGAGAAATCAGAGCATCTAAATTAAAAGATATATCTCTTAGGGCTGAAGGAATTTTACGAAATCATTATTTTAATACCGTTGTAGATAACCCACAGTTTGAAGCTAATCAACAGTTTGCATCTGCGGCAGATTTAAATAATGTAGATTTTTTAAGAAAGGTAATACTAAGTGCAGCAAACTCTTTAGACCCTAGCGGATTTTTAGTTGCCAATTTAACAGGTGAAAAATTTGATGAAGATCATCCGCATAGTCTAGGTGTAAACAGTTTTGCTATATCGGATAAACAATCTTTCCAAAGGCAAAACGATATAATATCACAACAAGGCAGAGGATATTACAATCCACAACCGTATGCAAAAAGATCAAGTGAAGATACCGAATGGGAAGATGTATACAGTAGAGACTTTACACTAAAAATAAAAACAGGTTTGAGAACTAAGGATATAACTAAACGTGTTGGAGAGGCAAACGAATATCAAGATGTTGTTATTGGACAGTTAGAAACATTTTTAGGAAGAACTTTTAGTGAGAAAGATGAGGAACGTATTAGAGAGCATCTTAACTTTGGAGGTATTTTACAAGATCGAAAAATGCCTTTTGTTAGAAAATTAGAAGCTATGGAAGAAAACGTAGAAAGCTTGCCTAAATTGTTTCCACCTTCTACAGGAATTGAAACTAAAAATGAAGTTAAGAACCAAGAAGTTGAAGTTATTGAAACTGGAACTGAAACTAACCAAGTAGAAACTGACCAAACTGGAACTAACCAAGTAGATAGTATAACAGTTATAAGTAGAGGGGAAAAGTTTAGGTGGTTTGGACGAGTAGATGGTGATAGACCAGTAGGACAGGGTTACTTTATAACAAAGGACGGAACGAAGTCCGAGGGACAAGTAGATGAGAAAGGTAATCCTACAGGACCATTTAGTGTTACACTGCCAAATGGAGAGGCAGCGGGAATTTTTCCCCATGAACCTTCAAAAGAGTCTAGTATGTATAAAGAAACGAAAGAATCTTACAATATATTAAACAAGGAAAAGGGATTAGTAGGAGGTATGGCACTTGGGTTTGACAAATATTCTGCTAAAGGTAAAACTGATGACCAAGAAAACAAAATTGCATCCGATGTAAAAGCTTTTAGAAAAGAATTAAATGAAGTTTATAAAGAATACGAAGAAGGTAAAATTACTAAAGAAAACTTTGAGAAAGAAGCTATACGTATAGGTAACAGTGTTATTAGCTACGTAGAACCTTTATTTACAGAGCCGTTTACTCCAGAAGGAGAGCCTATATCGGGTAGCTTTAAAAAAGGTGGTGTAATACATGAAGAGTTTATAAACGGGGTAAATGCCTTTATGGAACGCTTTAATTTAGACCAAAGCAAGGAAGACTAAATGGCTTTTAAATTAACTACAGATCTTAAATTACCACAAGACGTTAAGGCTCAAACAGAGGAAGTTTTTTCTGTTAACCAAGAAAATGTATCTGATTATTTACGTGCTGAAGAATTACGAAAGGAAGACCTAGTTAACAATAAACAATGGTTAAAACAAGCAAGAATTTTCTTAACGGATAGGGACGGAGATCCAGATTATTTAAATGCTTCTAATGAGGATATATTTGATGAATTTATGAACCATTTCCGTTATCAAGATACCAATGAAGTTACTGCTGTAAAAGATTTACAATACGTGCAAGATTTAGCAGAAGCAAGTAAAAACACAGACAATCCAAACATAGCAGAATCAGCACGAGAAAAACTATCTGCTATGCGTGATATGACAATAGCTTATGATAAAATGACAGGAGAATCAGGATCTCTTGATTTCTTTTTAGACTATGGTGGTAGTTTACTAAGAGCACCTTCTACTTATTTAGGGCTACTAACAGGAGGAGCAGGTAAAGCTGGTGCAATTGCAGGACAACAAGCCATAAAATTTGGTATTAAAAGAGCATTATCGGCAGCACTAAAAGGTTCTATTGCTCCTGTAGCTATAGAAGGAACAGCAGGAGCAATACAAGGTGGTGCTCAACAAAAAACTAGAGAAGAAATGGGACTACCAAGTGACGTTGAGTTAGGTGCAGCATTAGGATTTTTCTCTGCTGCTGTTCCTTCTGGTTTGCTTAGTACTGGATTAGGTGTTCTAAGATATAGAGGGGGATATAAAGCTGGAGAAATAGCAAGAGAAGGAATAGAAGCTAAAGCAGCTAGACTAGCAGAGGCTGAAAGTCTAACAAAGACAACCTTACGTAAAAAAGCTAAACAGGCAGGATTTTTTAGAGGTATGCTTAAAGAGGTTGTAGAGGAAGCAGAAAAGCAACCAGCAAAAGGTAAAGTAAAGAAAGATAAATTAGAAGCTTTGCCTGAAGATAAAGTAAAAAAAGGCACTAAAATTAAAAAGAAAATATCTCCTACAGGATATCTTGCTGGACTTGAAGAAAAAACAGTAGATCGTATTATTGCAGCTAGTATTGAAATAGCAGATCGTATAGGATGGAAAACTGTAGCTGATCCTAAGGACAGAATTACTATGGCAATTGCAAGGTCTATCGAACTTGCAGACATACTAGAGCAAGAGGCTAAACTTGCTTCAAAAGAATTTGGTGGAGTTGGGCGAACTTTAGGATTAGGAGATGCTGTATCAAAAGCTAAAGACGTAATACCGTTACCCAGAAAAGAACTAATAAAAATTGCAGAAAAGTATAATTTAACTCCAGATGAACTTGCTATGGTATTTATATCAGATGCTTCTGACGCAGGACGTGTGTTAGGAAAATTAAGTGGGTTAAAGAGAAAACTTACTCCAGATGAAATAAAAATAGCAAAAAATGCTAAAAAAAATCATAAGAAGTTAATGGAAAATTTGAGTATAGTATCTCCTGAAATGGCAAAAGTTTTGGATGAGCAACTTGCATCAGTAGGAAAAGTAGGACAAAAAAGTTGGGAAGTTTTTAAAAATGTAGACATACTGCGTAGAGGTTTGATGGTTGTACAACCTAAAACTACAGTAAGAAACTTAATGAACGCTGGAATAAGAGCACCAATATACATGTTAGATCATGGTTTCAATGATTTACTACAAAATGGAAGACTTACTGGATTTAAAAGTGCTTTAAAGCTTCCAAAAGATTTTCTTTCAAGAGGAGATGCAGAATCATTAGCTCTTATATTTCAAGAGGGCAACCCTTTAACATACCAAAGAGTATTTAGGGAAGCAATGGATTTAAATGAAGAGTTAGGAGCAGGTAGTGGATTTGCTAGATTAGGTAGAAAAATAAATGTTCTTAATACTATGTTAGACAATGGTATTAAAAAAACAATATTTTTAAATGAAATACGTACTGCCATTGGTGGACAAGATGCACTTAATGCATATATGAAAGGACAGGGAGGAGCAGAAAAAAATTTAGACTTTAACGATTGGTTTAGATTAAATCCAGAGCTTGCAGCTAAAGCTATGGACGAAGCATTGTCTTTCACATATCAAAAAGGATTTAAAAAAGGCACTTTGGGAGGTATAATTACTCAATTGAGTTCTAATCCTATATTTACTGCTTTCGTACCATTTCCAAGATTTTTAGTCAATCAAACACAGTTTATGTATGAACATGCACCGCTTCTTAGTTTTGCTGGAGCAGGAATACAAAAAATAAGAGGTAAACCTCTTGGTATAAACATGAGAGAACGCTTCGTAAAACAAGCTACAGGATCACTTTTTCTTTATGGGGCTTTACAAGTTAGGGCTATGCAAGGTCCAGACACACCTTGGAACTATATCAAAGACCAAAGTACAGGTATGCTTTATGATATAACTGCTTTACTTGGTCCATTTGCACCATACTTTTTTACTGCAGATTTTATACTAAGAGCTAATAAAGGTGCTCTAACAGAAAATGTTCCAATTATGTCACAAGAAATGCAAAATAAATATGAAAAAACAAATTGGGATACCATAAATTGGAGAGAGGTGAGTAAAGCTTTTACAGGTATGCAAATTAAAGGTGGTATAGATACAGGATTTGTTGTTCTAGATGAACTTTTTACTGAGTTAGCAGGATTGGGAGAAGAAGATATAGATAGTAAAGCATTAAAAATAATGACCAAATTTGGTGCTAACTACACAAGAACTTTTACTATTCCTGTAGGAGTATTTAAAGACTTAGATGCTACATTTGATCCTGACGCTAGAAAAATAATGGACACTGATTCAGTAGATTTATTGGGGTTGTTTGCTAGAAAGGCTTTAGCTGGACTTCCTGAAACAAAAGCAATAGCAAATTTTGAAACATATTTAGGAATAAAACCTGATTTTTCAGAGGCTTTAAGAAGTGCAAGAGCAGAGGGAGAACAAGAACAGGATTTATTATTCATACCTACAGGGTCTGGTGAAGAAGGGGCTGTAGAGAGAAAAGTTCCTCTAAGTGCCAGTTTCTTAGGTGCTACGGCAAGACAACCTTTTAATCTAATTGAAAAAGAATTAAATAGACTAAATAAACCTTACTACTGGTATTATGGCAAAGATAAAAATATACTTGCAGATAGAATAATGAAAAAAAATATGGGAGAACTGTCGGATCAATTTGGTCCAGCACTTATTAATAGTTCAATATATCAAAACGCTGGTCCAAGAACACAAGTTTTATATTTAGGAAATTTAAAATCTAGCCTTAGAAAAATGTCAATGGACATTACAAGAAGCCAACTTGCTACTGTAAAATTAACTCCAGAAGATGAAAAAGAAGTTAAAAAGGTAATTACAAGAACACCTACAGAGGCAGATAGAAAGAAATTTCAACAGCTTACTCGTGATGAACGAAACGCAGCTAGAGAAGCATGGAAAAGATCCTATCCTAATTTACCTTCTTTAGACGATAGTAAAGCGTACTTATGGGCAATAGGTTTTATAGAAACTCAAAGACCCATAGGTAAGGCAGACTAAGCATATGACAACTGCTTCATTAATAAAGCTATTTGAAACTGTAGGTATTCCTGTAGTAGCTGCTGCTGCTGCAGGTTATGCTCTATGGTGGCTTATTAAATGGATTACCAGTAATTTAAAAAATGAATTAAGAGAACAACACGATGAAATAGATGAAGAGATGAGAGACACAAGGGAAACTCTTTCTAAGCAAATAAAAGATTTAAATGTAATCATCATACGACTTATTGACAGAGTGCGTGTGTTAGAAATAAATTTCATAGAGCATGATGAAACTGTAAGAGCATTATACGGATTAAAGAGGCAGGATAGAAAAAAGCCCCGACACGAAATGGTGGAGGAGCTTAAAGAACAAATAAAAGATGCAGGTAGATTAAATGGAGATTAGAAATGCCAAAGCGTAAAAAAAGCAATATGAAAGGATTAACCATAAAGGGTGGACACAAACGCCCTACTAAAGCAGGTGCAGGTTTAACTGCAAAGGGTGTAGCTAAATACAGAAGACAAAATCCCGGAAGTAAACTTAAAACTGCTGTAACAGGTAAAGTAAAACCCGGAAGCAAAGCAGCTAAACGTAGAAAAAGCTACTGTGCAAGATCTGCAGGACAAATGAAAAAATTTCCTAAAGCTGCCAAGAATCCAAACAGTAGACTAAGACAAGCAAGAAAAAGATGGAAATGTTAAAATTTATCTTTATTAATGTAATCAGGTAATATCTTTTGTATTTCTCTTCTGTGTCTTTTACTATCAACTATAATTTTAAAAGCTCTTATTACAGCAGAGGAAGTTGTAAATTTAAACCAAAAAGGAAATATTGCATGGACTAATCCTAATGCACAACACAATAATAATTTTAAACTATTCATAAAAGCATCCCTCCCATGACACCAATACGTTTGTGGGTTATCTGTATCTCTAATATGACTAGTGAATAGTCTTAACAAGGAAGGGTTTTTGTATCCTTCCTTTTTTTGTTGCCATTTTTTGACTTCTTTTGTCATATTTTTCTCAAGGTTATCTGGCATTTATTTGTCCTAAGTTTTCAAAGTAGGCTTTGTTAAATCCTCGTTCCCATTCTTTATAAAAAGAACTACCTTGCTTGTATGGATTAATTATTCGTCCACGCTTAAACGCACGATATCCTTTATCATGTTGAATACGAAGAGGAGGATGACGTTCTTTACTCATGCTGTTTCTCCCTTAAATGAAGTAATGTCTACTAATTCACAAACTCCTGCAGTACAAGAAAGCTCTTGTGTTCCTGTAGTTGTGTCTTCTTTTTCTATCTCAGATAGTTTAGACCAATCAATATCTTTTGGCATCTGTTTCACCAACGAATTATACTCTGTTTGATCTACATCTTGATATGGGGCTTGCTTGTAAGAGTGATCTGTGTGTGGTAAAAATGATACACCAGACAAGTAATTAAAATTATCCCAACACCAAGCTCCTACACTTACCCATTCTTTTTCTTTGACAGATATAGTAACTGATGGTTTATGTTCACACCAATGTTCTGCATAAGTTTTCCATAACTTTAATTGCTCTATAGCTGATAGGTCATTTCTACAAATTGCGTTTTTAGGAGACTTCATTGGAAATGAAAATACCGTAGTAGTATCTATATTTAAATGATCTGCTTCATGTGGAACACCTACACTTATCATCAACTGTGTCAATGGATCTTTATTATCTGCTCTAACAGTACGTATATAATGCGGATTGTGTCTTGCATGAATACCACTGGAACTATCTACAAGTTGACTAACTGTACCTGAAGGTTTAACACAAGTAATAGCTGTAGATTGTGGTATTCCCAACTTTTTAGCCCATTCTTTATTTGTTTCTACAGCTACATTACGTAAATACTCTAGTGTATTTGGTAGCTTTTCTGTTGTTCCATTGAGTAATTCGCAGTCCATTATACCAGTTAATGATACACCTAACAACCTTTCTTCTTCTGTATTGTTAATCCACCGTTTTCTTAAATACCCAAAGTTAGTAAGGGTAGATTGAATAGTTCCAAGTATAGTAGCTAATTTTATTTTATTTCTAAGTGTGGTTTTTGTGTCACCATTTCTACATACAACTTCTGTTAAATTGCAGAATTGATTTGGTCTTAGTATTATTTCTGAACAAGGGTTTGTTCCAAAATCTACATCTGCATTTCTTCTTCCGTTTTGTGCAGCTTTAATCTGTGCTGACTGTCTGTTAAACATTCCTCTCTCACCTGATTTACTTTCATAAAGAGAATACCATTCTTTCATAAAGGTAGCTGTATCTGGTGGATCTGTATAGACAGCAGAGTTATTAGCCAGTGACCTTTCTGGATTCGTTTCCCACCACTGTCCTTTCTTTGCTGATCTTAGTCTATCATCTGAAACATTAGAAAGAGATATCAATGCAGACCTTCTTACGCCACCAACAACTACCACTTCACCTGTCTTACAGACAATATCATGGCACTCTAATGAAGTAAGTTTTCTTCCACTAGCTTCTTTAAACTTAGTAATAGTAAAATCAAATAGATCAACTAAGGGTTGTGGTCCTGAAGCTCTACCTCCAAAGGTCTTTAACCTTGCTCCTGAAGGACGTATTTTATTTACGTTTATCTTTGGTATGCGACATGTATACAGATATGAAATCAAATCTCTAAACGCTCTTGCCCATCCTTCTTTTGAGTCTGCTACAGAAATTACATCTTCTGTATGCTCAAACTCTCGATCAGGTATTGTAGGTAAACTATTTATGTATTGTCTTTCAACAGAAAATCCTACTCCTGTTCCGTTCATTAAAATATAAAGAACTTCATCAAAAGCTTTAGGATTATCAATAGGAATGTATGAACAGTTATAGCCAGCTATGTGCTCTCTATCTAAAGCAGGACCAGCAGTCATCATAGCTCTCATGCTAGGCATAATATTTAAAGATACAATGCCTCCCTTTATTTGTTTCCACATACTATCATCAATAGAAACTTCTAAAACCTGTTCTGTATGATACTTAAAATAATTTATAAGTCTGCTTACAGTCTCTTCCCAAGTCTCCCTTCTGTTGTCTTCTTCTATCCAACGAGCATATCTTGAAAGAGCAATGAATCTTTGGTAGTCATTCATATAGTTCATATTTAGGTACTCCAGTGCATTTTACTTTTAGGTTAAGAACTCTAGTTCCTTCTAAATTTTCTAATAGTTCATGTAACATTTCTGTTAGTTCAATCGTAGGATCACCATCTACAGGCATCATAAACTCACCATCCTCAATTTCTAAAAATATGTTAACTCTAGCTTTCATTGTTTGTAACTACTTCTTTTAATAATCTATTTAAATACCACTCAGCCTTTTGTAAGTCTTCATCTTTGTTTTTATATGTTTCTCTCCACGTATACTTTACCACATTTCCCTTACAATAGCCACGAAATTCTTCGTCTGTTAAAGCTGCTCGTATAGCTTGTATACACTCTATGCCATGTTTGTTATAGTGTGGTGGATTATTGACCATATCTTCACTTTTTTCTTTAACTTTTTGCATTGCTTCTCTAGCTAATATGTAATCATCACTTGGCATTAGGCATTTCCTTCCGTATCACTGTCAAATTTTAATTGTATAACATTTCCCTTTGTTATTTTTTCTTGATATTCTACTATATCCATATGTTCTAGTTCAATGGGGCTAACTTCTGCATACTCATTTATTACGTATCGTATAAAGGCATTTTCATTTAAAGCAGGAACGGTAGCAACCAATAAAGAACAAAGTTGTTCCATAGTAGTCATTTCCTGTTTACTTAACAATGACTTAGACAGGTCTGCAAAAAGTTGAATTTGTATTTCTCCTGTCCATCCTGTGCTTTCTTCATATTCTTCGTCTGCATCTGCCATGACAGGTTTTAACACAATAACAAAATCATTTTTATTTATCTGATTAAATCGCATTGTCACCCTGCCTCTCTTCTACAGTTACTATTTTTGGTGGCATAAATTTTATCTTTTCATTCATCCACGTTAAAGGTATAATCCTATCATAAAACAATATATCATTTTTATCACACCACATTCCATAAGTTGTATTTGAACCTTTTCTAATTTTTCTTTTACTGTTTTCAAAAACAATTCTAACATCTAGTTTTGGGTGTTGTTTTTTAACCTGTGCATGTTTCTTTCTGTCTGCTACAGACCAAAAGCCTTTTACTTCTATTATTATACCATTGTCTAAAACAAAATCTGGTGTGTAAGAACGTATAGCAAAATCAATCCATTTTATTTTTACAGTTTCATATCGTATTTTGTTGTTAGCTTTTTCTATTTGCTTTGCTACTTTTTCTTCTAAACCAGATCTAAACCCACTTGCTCTAGCTTTTTTGTATCCTTTTTTATTATACTTTGACTTTTGAACCATTATGGATAATACCTTCCTCATTAAATGACAAAGAAGAAATAGGAAGATTATAACAATTAGCTCTAACAGTAAAGTTATTACTTGGGTCATGCTGACCTTTTGTTAAATATGTAGCCTCTTCATAATATTTATCTCTATCTTTTACACCAAGAAACCACCCTTTAGATTGATCATCTAAAACCCTTACAAAAGCAAAATAATCACACTCTTGTTTTTTAGTTAGGTCTGCTACACTACATTCATAGTTTAATTTTGGAGCAACAGAAGTTTTCTTTGTCTTAACATCTATCTTTTTATTGGATACAATTAAATCATAATCTCTTGTGTTATTCTCTTCTCCTCCTAAAACTTTTCTAGCTATTTCTTCACCAAGAAAACCAAACACATTTCCCTTTCCACGAGTAATGCTTTTATATAGCACTCCCATTTCTTTTGCTTTTTTGTGTGCTTTATTTCTCATGTTGTTTGTGATAACTATTTCCATCATGGCACAGACATCCTTTTTTGTTAAAAGTTTTCTTTGTTATAAGATTTTTCTTCTTTGTTTATGTAATATACCATAGGCTTTTCTTTAGCTTTGCTTACTTTAGATTGTTCTCTGGACAGTGCCTTTCCCCAACAAGTATATCTGAAATCACAAAACTGACACTCTTTATTAAGAACATATCTTCCACTTGGTTTTCCTCTGTATGTCTCCTCAATAGGGTTATAACAGCGTTTAAATTTATTTTCTTTTAGTGTATTTACGGTATCTTCTAAGTTTTTAATTACTGCATCTGTATCACTTGTATACTTTATATATTTAAACTCTCCTGAAGAATGATTGATAACCCACCATCCTCCAGCTTCAACACCTTTGCCTTTTGCATATATAGCAAGTTGTCCTATGTAGCCAAAGCTATCATTCTTTTCTATACTATTTCCTGATACCCATTTGTTTCTATAGCTCCAAGGACTAGCAGATTTAATATCATCTACTTTATTATCTACGATAAGATCATACTCTCCACTAATTGTCTCTCCAGCAATTTTTACCTGTACTTTTTCTGGTTCTCCATATTTTACACCAGCTTCAGTTAATGCACCTTTGAAGACAGCTTCAGTTATATCTCCTATCAACATTCTAAGTAAAAAATTTGTGCCACGAGCTACTGCCTTCTCTGGCTTGTTTTTCATAAACCAAAGTTGGCAAGTAGCTCTACCAATGTTGCTGGCTCTTAGTCTGAACTTCCTGTTGTCTTTATCGTCAAACTGTTTAGCTACAGCTTGTTCTACATGTTTCATTATTTTATTTCTAGTGGTTTTTGACATTCCTTTAGACCCACTAATAACTTTACTGAAATAGTCATGCACCATAAATTCAACAGGATGTTCCACTTTACAACTCCTCTGTTACAGTTATAAATTCATCTATAACATCATCTTCTGCTTGAGAATAACCAGAACCATTTGACTTTTCCTCATAGCGTGATTTTATCCAACTGTTTTGACCGTCAACCCAATCTACAAAGCTACGGAAAATATCTTGATCTTCCTCTTTGATGCTAATCTTGTTGGATAAATCTACAGAAACAATAGGTGAATATAACATGTTTCCATTAGTCATGGGATTGCCCTCTGTGGTAATGGTCATAGAATGTTCTGGCAATAATCTCTTTGCAGAGAAGTATTGTTCCACTGCTTCTCCCATAGATTTGAAGGCATCCTTATTATTAACTTCCCATATAACTGGAATGTTAATAGGTTCACCAGAAGACTCTCCCTTCTCGTTCAATACCTCATTTGAAGAAGCTACGCCAAATAAAGCACGTACTCTTTTAACTGAAGAGATTAATCTGCGAGTAGATTCTGGTAAAGCTTTCCAATCCTTAATGTATCCAGAAGGTCTACCACAATTAAAACCACCATCCGAATCCATGTGGTCAGAGTTATTAAAGTTATCTTGTGTAGAAAATACTGTCTTAATAAACTTACCCTTACGTCCTGCTTCATCTGGCTGTGTAAAGGGAACCCAACGAACATACCTAAACCGTTGAAGAAATGGACGAAATGTGATTCCTTCTGAATAATGTATGTTACCATTGCTATCAGTTAATGCAAATGTTCCTCCGGGAACAACTTCCATTTGTCGCTTCTTTCCTTTAGTAGACACAGTATCCATAATAGGTCTATGCTCAATCTTCATTCGGGGAAGAGCAACATTAGTATCTGACTTTGACGGCTTACCCATGCCCATAGCACTAGCCATTAGGTCATAGTTATCTGTATTAATTGTCGCTAACTCTGTGTTCATAAAAATTTTCCTTTCATGTTAAAGAAGTTGACCATTATACACTAAAATAAAAATTTGTCAACGATATTCTACTACTTCCATCCAATTATCTCCTATCTTACATTCCATAGACAAAGGGACATCAAACTGCATTGCAAATTTTAAATTTAATACAGTCTGTAGCTTCTTTTCTACCCTTTGTATACAGCTTTTTACCCTTTCTTCTTCGTTAGGGTATACATCAATAACTACACTATCATGTACACTGTTTACAATCATACTTCTAAGCACATCCTTCTGTAATTCCTCTTCTACCAGCAGTAACGTCATTTGCACAATGTCTGTAGATACAGATTGCACAGGGTAATTCTTTACAGCAGTAAAGTATGTAATGCCCCCATTGCTCCTACGTTTAGCATTAGGAAAAGCGAACTGTCTTCCTGTAGGAGTCGTTACCATACCAGTAGACATAACTTCATTGGCTAAATCTGTGTGCCAAGCACCTATGCCATCATATTTTTTTATGAATTGCTTGTAGTATGTTTCCTCTGCAGTAGTTTTTCCATACCCTGTAGCACCAAACAATGGAGCGAAGGTATGTTCTTTAGCTTCTTGTCTAGAAGTTTGTTGTCCTGCATCTGATATTACCTTGGCAGTATAACTATGAACATCAAAACCAGTATTTATTTCATCTTTGGCTATGTTGTCCTGCCCTAAAAAAGCAGCCGTTCTAAACTCAAGTTGAGCAAAGTCTGCCTCTATAATTTTTCCACCTTTCCAACGTGACTTAAAAACTTTTTTAATTGGAAAAGTATTTCCCCTTGGCATATTTTGTAAGTTAGGAGAATCAGAAGCTAACCTTCCTGTTGATGTTCTATGTTGCACTAATCTAACGTGCAACTTACCGTCATTCTTCATATAAGTTTCTATGCCATCCACAAAAGAAGATAGATAGGTATCTAATGCAGATAATCTACGAACTTTATGTAAAAAGTCTTGTGCTTTAGTCATGTTTCTACGTTTAGCTACCGTTTCCAGAAGCTCTAGATTTGTTTTACTTGTACTAAAGCCATGATTAGATACCCAACTTGCAGTTGGAGCAGAGAATTTAAGTCCTGCTATACGTTTTTGGGGTAAATATAAAATGCCTTTAGCATCACATACTTTACATAATCGTTTTGCTTTTCCTATAGTGCCATCTTTCTTTCTAACTAAATTAAATCCTTTACCAAAACAATCAGAGCACTGTATCGCCTTTGTTTTATACACAAGACTACTCTTGTTTCTAACCTCTTTATCAAAATCTTTTTTCTGCATATACTTTGGAAAGCATGAAGACCAATTAGATTTGTCGTTAGGTTTTCTACTGTATATTAACATACTCAATTGTTCTGGAGAGGATAGATTTATAGGTGTATCTCCCATTAACTCTATCACTTGAGCATTTAAGCTTTGCTGTATATCAGCTTGCTCTTTTTTGAATTGCTTTTTAACTATGTTTAGAGCTTCCTTGTCTACCGAGAAGCCCCTTGAATATATCTTAGCTAACAATACGCATAGCTCATTTGTAAGTAATGTTATAGGTTCTAAAGAAGAATATTCTTTTGTATATAATTTTTTTCTTAACCTATCTGCCAACTCCTGTGTAGCTTTTACGTCAGCTAAACAATATTCTTCTAGCTCATCTCCATCTATATTATCCACAGATATTCCAGCTTTGAGTTGCTCCTTCATTAAATCCATCTTTTGGTTTTCAAGATCGTATCTTTCTGCTATAGCCTGTAGAGACAAGGGTTGTTTCTGTGCTCTTTGAAATAAATATTCTACTAACATGGTATCAAAAACTGGTTTATCGTATTTAAATCCACAGTCCCACAACCACGTTAATTCATGTTGTGCATTATGGCAAATTATAACAGCAGCCTCATCAAGTTGAGATTGAAGTTTTTCCTTTGCGTTCTCAGTACTGTGGGTGCTATGATTAAACCAAAAAGAAGACTCCTCCCCTGTATCTTTCTTTGTACATACAAGAACAAGTTTATTATCTGGTGTGAATGGATCAAGTAATATTTTACCAGATGGTAAACGAGTAATTGTATTCTCTATATCCACTGTAAGTTTCATGTTACTCTCCTACGCTGTATAGGTAGCTGTCTCTGGATCAAACATAGTTACAACCCTACCATGTTTTCCAGTAAGTTTGTTCTTTAATACAAGCCAGTGTCTTTCTGCACTGTCTTCTTCCTGTTGTCCTTCAACCATTGGTGTTTTAGTAATACAGAACAACACATCTGCTTCAGATGCTTTTCCTGTTCTGCTTCCTTCAAGCATAGACATATCTACAAACACTTTACCTTCTGCGTCAGCAGATAGTTGCGACATAGCCAATATAACACAACCATATTGTTTTGCTATAATACGCAAACGTATGTAGGTAGCTTTTAGTTTCTCATGGTGGGCTGTGTATGCACCCTCTGGCTGAAATTTATCTGCCATGTCAGCTATGAGAATGTCTGGTTTGTATGCCTTAACTGCTCTCTCCATCCTATCTAAATCCCACCCTGTAGCATCAGCTACATGAAGATTATCTTTTATAGGACTAAACATTGTTTCTGCTTTTGCTTTATCTTTAACTATTTCTCTTATTGTCATGTTGCAAGCTGCAGTAAGATACCTTGCAGATACTCTATTGGTAGCCTCTTCATTTGCAAGCACCATAACCTTTGCCCCTTGATGAAGAAATCCACCCTTACCTGCACATAAAAAAGCATGGCTACTTGTTTTGCCTGTGTTGGGTCTAGCTGCTCCTACAATCAGTTGACCTCCATTAACTCCGGGAACTAACTGTGCAACAGAGGGAATATTTATCTTCCACTTAAACTCCAACTCATTTTTCTTGAGAAGTTCGTCTATATCCATATTTTCAAAAGTAACCTTCAGTGAAGGCATAAAATCTTCTTCTCGTCTGTCAATAAATTCCAACACTTTATGTAACGAAGTGATCTCACCATTGGACATCTTGAAAGCCATGTCTACAAGTTCATTTGCTGCATCTTCTCTGTTTAGTTCTCTTAATACATCTTGTGCTACATCATGGTTCAATTCTGAACTGTCATGCATCTTTCTGAACAGCACATTATACATATCCTTTTGTGCTGTCGTTAAAGTTTGATTCAAAGAAAAGAATAATGCTTCTACATCTGCTACAGAAATATCATTTTCATATTCTACCATTGCTTGGTCTATAGTAGATTTAATATTTCTTGTTTCTTTGCTTCTAAATATTCTTTCCTTTGCTATACTCTTATTGTTCTCATAGAAGTTACGAGAAATGAGTGTCCGTAACAGTGCTAATTCCATTATATATTCCTTCCGTTCAGCATTTCAATTTTTTCCTTGAGTCCACTTATATCATGTTTCTTTCTATATTTCAAGTCATCTTCTAGTTTAAACGAAAATATTTTTGCGTTCAAGTAAGAACTTAGTTGGCGTTTAAGTTCTAAACTTTTGTTGTTAGCATCAGGATCTAACGCAATGATTATTGTATCTACATCTTCAAGTTGTTCACAGTACGAAGTTAAAAAAGTAGTTCCAAGTAAAGCAAACCCTACACAACCATCAAAAGCTTGAGACACAACAGTTGCAGAGATGCAGTCCTCTACTATAATAGCTATATTACCATCACCAACACTATAACCATACCCACTAGCACCATACCTTTTCCATTTAGGCGAAACTTTAGAGTTTGTAACCCTACCTACAGCATCTACAACTTTATAGTCGTGTGTTATAGGAAAAACTATTCTGTTCTCCTTCAAATCGTAATACATATTTAATATATCTAGGTTCAATCCATACCTACAAGAAAACTTCTCAAATGTTGGACTGTTTTTTGTGCTATCAACAGCAGGTATAATGTGTGTAGGCATATCAAAGTTGCTTGATACAGTAGCTTCATTACTTTTTAAATCATTAACAGATACTTTTTGTTTTGTTGTTCCAGATAATGAACACCCTGCTTTGTAACAATTATACAACAGTTTTCCAACGCTTCTGGTAGAAGTAAAAGTGTTTTTGCCACCACACTTAGGACAGTTTCCCCTGTAACTTTCATCTAAGGACAAACCTAGTGTATCTATGTATTTAACTATGTCCATTCTTCATCATCCATTGTAAAGTTTCTCTTCTCTGCAGCATTACGTGCTTGGTGTGTGCTAATACATACATAAGGCATCAAACTTTCTCTACTTTTGTGTCCACTGTATGCCATGATCTCTGTATCTGTAGCTCCATGATTTGCCAAGTCAGTTAAAACTGTTCGTCTTATGTCTCGTAGTTGAAGGCTCTTAGGTAGCTCTGCTTCATTCATTATGGTTCTAAAAGTTCTAGATATATTTTGTTCCGTATAAGGTTCTAGCTTGTAGGGATTAGGCACTACCCAATTTTGAAACCCATAGTCTTCCTTTTGCTCAACAAGCATACGCACAAGACTATCTGATAAAGGTATTCCCGGTATTCTTTCCTTTGTTTTCTGTATTACCTCTCGTGTATAGAGTTTATCTGTAAAGTTGTAGTTATCCCATTCTGACATTCTTATGTCTTCGATACGTTGCCCCAACTCCACATTAATTCTTACTAGAAGTCCAATGTTTCTCCACTTGTTGACACTAAATGCTACTTTAAGAAACGTATTAAAGTGTTCAGGCAACCAAACATTATTTCTTGGTGCAACTTTTGATCTTTCAACAAATCCCCAAGGATTTTTATCAAGTAAGTCATACTTCATTAATACATTCCATGCTCTTGTAACAATCTGTATGGTATAGTTTGCAAAACGTATGCCATCTGAGCTTGAAGATACACTTTCTATTAATGCCCAATAGATCTGCTGACACTTAGCTACATTCAATTTACTTATGGGAATATCCCCTGCTATCGTGCCATCATCTAGTGGTGTAGCTATTAATCTACGAAGTTGGTAGTCATACTGTGTTCTAGTTTTTTCATTTGAGATCTTTTTCTTAAACTCAAGTGTTTTTAAATACTTAGAAACAGCATCCTCTACAGTTCCCTTTTTATTTAAGTTCATAATAATCCTGTCTCCAATCTTGCTGACTCTGACATGTGTTCTACTGACCAAGGTGGATCAAACGTAACCTCTACCTCACATTCTTTTATACCCTCAACATTAAGTGCTGCTTGTTTCACTCTCTCAGGTATTACTTCTGCCTCTGGACACCACATAGTAGTCAATGTCATTAGAATAAAACAACTAGCATCGTGTATTTTTATATCATAGATCAACCCTAATTCATAGACATCTACAGGTATCTCTGGATCAAATACTGTCTTAATTTGTTGTATGATTTTATCCTTCATAACAATCTTCCCTGTTCAGGAAATTTTTCTTTCATAACATAGTTCCCTATTCTATCATTAGCCATTTTTACGTAGCTTGAATTAAGTTCTATTAGTGTGCAGTTTCTATCGTTTCTATCAGCTACTATTGCTGTAGTTCCTGCTCCACCAAAAGGATCTAACACATGTCCATCTTTAGGACATCCTGCAAGTATGCAGGGTTCAATAAGATCAGGTGGGTAGGTAGCAAAGTGTGCTTCTTTGTATGGCTTGGGAGATACACTCCATACTGATCGTTTATTTCTTTTGTCATAGTTGTTTGTTTTCAACCCCTTCATCTTAGAACGTCCGGGAGTATTATTTAGTTTTGTAATGTCCCTGTTTCTGTTTGAGTTATCTTTTGTTACGGTAGGTTCTTTGATAGCTTCATTGTCATAGTAATACTTCTTGTTCTTACTGAGTAGGAATATATACTCATGTGCTTTCGTGCATCTATCTCTTACGCTCTCAGGCATAGGGTTAGGCTTGTGCCAGATAATATCCTGTCTGAGATACCATCCATCTGCCTGTAGTGCAAAAGCTACACGCCAAGGTATACCTACCAAATCTTTTGGCTTCAATCCTAAAGGCACAACGCTACTGTGAGCATGTTCCATGTGGTGGTGTTTCTTGTTCAAAGAACTAGATGGACCTTTGCCACTACCACTGTAACTATCCCCTAAGTTTAACCAAAGTGTGCCATCATCACGCAATACTCGTTTAACTTCACGAAAAACTTTAACCATATTCGCTACATATTCTTCTGGTGTTTGTTCTAGTCCTAGCTGTTGGTCTTTGCGTTCTGCTCCACACTTAGGGCAGGTAGTTTTGTAGATAGCATCTCCAACCACAGCACCTTGATCGCTCATAGATTTGTGACCAGTGATTGTTTCTACCGTCTTACCTATCTTTGTAGTTCGTTTATGGGAACAATCAGGATCACCACCAACCCATGTGCCTGTCTGATAATCTCTCAACCCCCAATAAGGTGGAGAAGTTACACATGTATTAAAAGTATTTGCGTCAAGAGTTTTTAATACGCTTGTGCAATCTCCTGTTTTTATTTCAGTAGCCATATTACTCCCTCCATTTAACATGTTTAACTTTGTATTCTTGGTTTTGTCCATAAAAAAGATCTAGCCATGTTCCTGTTCTAAGGTAGGCTTCCATGTTTAATACATATGCATTTAGAATATTATACCTGTTGTTTAACTTTTTATCATACTTTACTCTCAACTGTCTGCGTAAACTGTCTCGTTCCTCTTTGTTTACATTTATCCAATGCTTAACCTTTTTGAGAGATACAGGATGTGTATCTGGTAGCTCTCTTACAGATTCATGTATACTTAAATTTTTAGAGGGTGCTTTTGCTGCTCTTGCTTTAGCTAAATTTTGAGTAGCCTTTTCTCTTTGTTCCTCAGTTAATGGCTTACGCATTTTCTTTACCATGACACTCTCCTGTGTTGTAAAAATAAAAGGCAGTAAGCATCAGGGGGAGAACAAACCCTAACACTCACTGCCTTTGAGTAAGACAAGATATATATTATGCAGCTACTAACTGCTCAAAGTCATCATAACGTATGATCTTTTTAAAGTTCGAGCCACGCACTAAAGCTTGAACTTCTTGCTCTTGTCTTAACGCACGATCACCGTATTCTGCCCCTCGCAAGCTATCCCGATCAACGTGTGTTCCGTAATGAGTAAGCGAATTGTATAAAGCATACCCATTGTTACCTATCCTGTTGGAGTAGGTATCCCATAAGCCCATCATAAAGTTGAGCATTTTCTTATTTACTGCCTTTTCTGTTTTAGTTTTCCTTACACATAAATTCTTGGACAGAAATGTTTGTGTATCATCTCTAGATACAGGCACTTTTCTCATGTGATTAAACAAATGCCCATCTTCTATCAACACTTCTGGCCATCTAGAGGCAATCTTACCTAGCTTTTCTGGTTCAGCCATAACAGTGTGCTTAAATGATACAGAAGTATTTTCTGCAATACGAGTTTGCCCATTCAAGCAAGATAGCCTACGAAGAAAAGCAGATACATCATACTTGACAGATCCATCCACACTATCCTTAACACGCATTGCCAATGAAGTAGGTTCACCAATAGCTTCTTCAAAGTTGTATGCCTTCAGTTCTATATCTGCATACATACGTGCATTGTTACGACTAGTTACAAACTTAACTTTTGCATCTGATAAATCCAGATCAGACATCTTCAGTCCCTCTACCAATGAATCCCATAAGTCACTGTATGGTCGAGGAGTATATCGTGACTTCACAATACCCAAAACCTCATTGGTATCTGAGTTTACAATCTTTTGTCCCAACTGCGTAGATATTGCTGATCCTGCATGTTCAATAGGACGTAGTTCTGGTGTAAACTTTAATGCATCTGGCAACTCAAATACGTTCTGAGAAGAGGAAGCATGTGCTATCAGTTCGTTATCTGTGTAATACATAATATGTTGTCTCCTTTTTAATGTTAAAAATATACTATCAAACTTTTATTCATTTGTCAACATCTTTCTACTTTAAATATGTATGCCCATCCATTTTAGCAGTAACAACCATATTTTTTGCCCAACTTGGATTAGCTTTTTTATGGGCGTAGTAATGAGTTGCACCATCAACCCTGTCCTCACCAAATCCCATATATACAATATATGCAGCAAGTATACTGTCCTCCCATCCATCTAAATTGTTTATTGAATCACTTCTACCATCACAATACCAACTAAACTGACATCTGTTGCGTACAGGATAGTATTTTCTCTCATGTGCTTCAAGGGTAGGGTCTTTCTTAGTCTTCCAACTTTCCCTAATTGGTCCTTGTGTAATCACCTCACAGATTGTATCTGGATAACGATCACTAAAGGCACGATTAATTACAACTTGTGAAGTAGCTATTTTCTCATCAAAAGATTCTCCTCTTGCCTCATGGTATGCGTTTACAGCTAAACAATAAAACTCTCCCTCTACATCTACAGCAGAATATGCGTAACCCTCCGGCTCCATTGGGTAAGCTATACCTGAAAGTATCTGTAACATAAGGGAAAATGCAGGTAAAGAAATATCAAACATAATACCCCCTTGCCTTTTGTTTTCTTCTTTGCTTACGTTCTTTTGTCATTTTCTTGTCCTTTTTCTTACGAGTAATTCTATCCCTCTTACGAGAGTTTTCTATAGCTTCACTGTTTTTTACTTCTCCTCGTGAAAATAAACTTATATCACGAATCTTCATTTTAATTACCTCCTGAATTAACTGGTATCAGTATGGGTAAGACATGTAGTTAAACATAATGTTGTAACTGTTTAATTTAATGTATTAAACTATACAATATCATATTTTTTACTGTCTGTCAAATTATTCCTGTGGATAATTTTCTTTTAATATTTTATCCATTGTCATTTTGTCCCACCCCATACCTACAAGGCTGTTTAATAATTGTTTATAATTAATAGCTCCGTATTCATACTTTTGAATAAGTTGTGCTACTTTTCTTCGTTCAAATTCATCTTTACCTATGATTACTGTTTCATTCATACGTTACTCCGTCTGTCCAGTTCCAAATCTCTGCTTGTTGTCGTAACCAATCATTGATTACTTCGATAGTTACATCTGTAATATCACGAGCTTCTGTGTCCGTAATAATTTCAACTGCGATATCTTCTGGTAACTGAACGTAGTATTCAATTTGAAATTGGTAAGGGTTGTATTCCCCACTACGCTTGTGCATAACACTATCCTGCCTTTCTCAAACGCTTCACATTAAAAACTGGTTGAACACTTTCACCAAAGGATTTTGCTATGTTGCCTACATAAAAATAGGCACTAGACTTTCTCCAGTGAACACCAATACTTTGTTTACCTTTTGAAAATCCATAACGATTTATCTTTACTCTAGCTTTTTCTGATCCAAATAGTCCTGTTTTGTTCATCACTAACATGTTCTTTCTCCTTTTCTAGGTTCTAAGTTTAGTTTTATAGTAATTAGTTTATTCGAGCATCTCTATAAAGCTCCCATGTTACCAAATTTACTGTCAAGGTGTCCCTCAAAAACTGCCTCCACTTCGTGCATTACTATTATGTTATTAAGCTCATAGTCAATCACCTCTGTATCTAAATCTTCTGCATCGACAAGAGCTTGTAACAACTCTTCCCAAAGAGGTGAAGCTATATGTTGGTGGACTTCAAAATCTAATTCAATCCATGTGACAAACATGGTATCTTCAAAGTCAGGCTTCCACACCACTGTATATTTATTTTTAGCCATTGTCTTTCCCTCCTAGTTGTTCTACTTCTACTACTTCCTGTAATTCTTCTACTTCTACTACTTCATAGATTTCTCTACCTTCATCACCTACGTGATAAACATCACCTTCAGTATACCTTTCTTCTGCCTCTGCTTTATTTTCTGCTTTTACTTCCCATGTTTCATAAAGAACAACTTTAGTAGTAACGAGATAGGTTTTCATTGTTGCATCCCTCCCTGATACCATGCAGGTATCTTTGTGTTTTTCCATTTAGCCATATAAGATTTTTCTTTAATGTAATAATTTCTATACCCTATTATAGCATCAGTATCATCTTTGCAATAGTCAGGCATACATTGTGGTGGTTGAGTAAACTCTCCCTCTGTAATATTTTTAGGAAGAATACGCAACCCTGCCACAATACCAGAAGATTCTGTCTTGTGAACTCTTTGATACCTCACTGTATACTCTTTACATAGATTGTCAAGTAAACTCCACAACCACCTGTAATTACTTGTATTTTCTCTAGCCCATACTGCACTAGGATGATTGACATGAGTCTTTTTGTAACAAGCAACTTCAGGTTCACCATCTAATACATGATGGGCTGTAGATAGCAGTTGTGCATACTCCAATATCATTTTAACTGCATGTTTATCACAATGCATAGTTGCACATACATCAGTATCAGGATGTAAGTAAAATATATTCATTCCTTGATCTCCTTAAAATCTAAACATTGCATTTTCACAAGCATCCTCAAACCCCCACTCATCCGTTGTATTGACTGCCCAAGAGTTACAGGCAGGGCAAGACTCTTGCAGTGTTGGTGCAACCCAATGATGGTCACAGTTTCGACAATCATAGCCAACGTAATAGGTTACTTTTCCATTTTCATCAATAAATTTTTTCTTAGCCATTTTAGTTATCCTTTAGTTTATCCAGTGCGTCATTAATATTATTTCGTATCTCTCTAAGTTCTTCTGGTAGCACCCACTCTCCTCTACCTGCTGTTATAGCATCTATAAGTTTGTTTACGTTGTCTCTCACTTCATTGACTAATTCTTCATTACTTATTTTAGCTTCTCCCTCCTGATTGTCAAGAGTAGATAGCTGGTCTTTAATTGCTGATACCATTACGTTTCTCCTTCATTGTAATCAGTTAAAATAATATCAATTTCATCTTCATCTGCATGGTTCATATAATAGTCCATTCTTTCCTCAATGAAATGATCTTTCAAATCATTAAGGGACATATCTTCTGCTGTTTTTATTAATACTTTTTCTACTTCATCATAAAGTTCTTCATTAGATAAGCTAATGATATCTTTCCTAACCATTTTACTTTTCTCCATCTAAATTTACGTCAATCATTTTACCACTATCACTATGTATAACCTTAAAAAACAACGCCTCACTTTCTTTATCTTGCATAATAGATAATGCCTCTTTAGCTGCGTCAGTTGGATTATCTTCATCTATGTCAATTTCCCAACAAACTAAATAACTAGTCATTTTTTAATCCTTTCTTTCATATCTACGCAATGCGTAGTTTGGTTAATGCTTCATTAATATTATTTCGTGTAGAACACGTCCTTGTCTATGACTCTTAAAAAATGGTCAATGTGCATATCCCCTAATTTAATTTTTTTATCTTTAGATTTAGAGAAATAATACAGATCATTTAGAGTTTCGCAGGTATCTCCAGCAATCGCTCTGTTATCAATCGCACTTTGTATCTTTACTATTTGATCTAAAGTCATTTTACTTTCCTTTCTTTCATATCTACGCAGTTGCGTATTTAGGTTATTGTTTCATTCTTCCTAAGTCACTTCTATCCATTACCTCACCATGAGCAGCTATTCTCACAAAAGCTGCATTAATAGTGGGTATTTGTTCGGGTAGTAATGGTTCACTCGCAAATAGTATAGAGTTTTTCTTAAATGCAGGAACACACGTTTTTCTAAATGTCTTTAACATATTCATAGAGTAACATGCCTTACAAATATTTTTAGGATTAGCCACTTTCTTGCCGTAACTTTTTACCTTCTCTACTATAGTTGTAACTCCATTACCTTTTGTGTAACACAACATACAGTCTATACACTTTTGCCCTGTGCAATTTTGTAACTCTACGTGCTTGTCCTCTGGCACATTATTAAATGTCCTGTCAAAATACTCTGGTGGTTCTTTCATAATCGCCCCCACCAAGGGATTAGAGTATATCATTATAAGATTATCTGGTTTTTCATTACTATCAAAATATCTTTTTACAAAATCTTTTCTCTTTGTCCACATAGCAAAAGTGCAATGAGGGTTATGCTTTATAACTTTCATTAAGTTATCTAAATGTTGATAGCCATAATCTTTAGGTATAACAGACTCCCCCTTCTTTATGCCTAAAGCCTGTTGCCTACAAAAAGAGTTTGCAGTGGTATCAAAATTTATTGCCTTGAAGCCAAGTAACTTGCCCGACATATTAGACAATTTGATACGCCATGTTGCCCTATCCAGTGCGGTATTGTTTAGCAACATATCTATACTAGTCATGTTTAGTCCTCCTGTTATTGTGTAAAAGTATCTATAATTTCTGCATCTTCATCCAACATGCACAGCACCAATATTTCAAAAAATTTGTTACTACTGCTGTATCTCCACATACGTTACATTTGTGTTTGTGCATTTGTCAAGTCCTTTTTATGGTAAAAATACAATTAATAATAATTCAATAAGTATACTTGTTAATTCCATGTTCAGTCCTCTCTATCATTTGTAAAACAAAAGTCCAAATAGTTCTTGTCTGTTATGTCCGTGCTTATGAGTTCCCACTCCACACCAAGTTGATTGTAACTGTTATCTTTTTCTCCTAGTGGTAGTTGCTTCACTGCCAACTCTATTGCTTCGCTAAAACTATCCACATCTGTAATTCTAATGGTGTGTTCGTAATCATTTATTTCTCGCCTAGAACATGTCCTAAAATAGAATGTCCACAGTAAACCCCTATCATTACTCTCGTAAGGATTAGTCCATGCAATACTCATTGTTCAGTCCTCTCTATATTATCTTTTTCCTCTCTTCAACTGTAGCTAAGTCTACTTGTTTTTTAGCTTTTCTTAATAATCTCATAAGGGTATTTAAATCTCCATCATGCCTACCAATAACGTCAATATCACCATTTTTCCAACGTATCCCCACCTCCTCACAGGCAAAAGTAACATATGAATGTCGCACTATACTAATTTGAACGCCCTTATACATTACATATACAAAATTCATACCGTTGTCTGGATGTTCATCTTTTGGTTCTATGTAGGTATTCATTGTTCAGTCCCTTCGTTTCTTTATATTATATTTAAAAAGTGTAGATGTAATAAAATAAAACTTAAAAATAAACTAAGTATAACGGAAATCATTGCATAATCGGGCAAGGTGAAAATTTTGGTTTTTCTACATTGTGTTCTTTTACGCATTTTAAATACTCCATTCTTTATATACAAAAATATGTCAATACTAACACAGTTATGATTATAACTCCTAGTTTATCTATTGTGCTAATCATTGTCTAACCCTCCTATATACGCAACTGCGTATTTACGCTTTCATCCAAAAGTTTATACTACCATCAGGATTCAATACTGCTCTTTTACATATGCCATTGCCATTATGTCTACGTTTATTTGACGTAATCCTATCTGGAGATTTAGCCGTTCTATTCTTAACATTACCGTTCCAATCACGGGGATAATATTTATGATGCTCTATCATTCTGGCTATGGTAGCACCATTTGTTGGCATATTTCTCATAATGTATATATTCCTTTCTATATTATCTTTTTGTTTTTTAGCTTTTCTTAATAATCTCACATTCAATAACTTTTAGAACGGCTTTTATCCGACTTAAGGCGGCGGATGGTGCTGGCGGCTCAATCTCAAGTGCATCAATCGCGTCTGAGAGCAGCGGAGCAATTCGCTTACTAAGAAGAACACGATGTCCTGCTTTCATATTTGTTAGGTCATGCCCCCAATGGTGCCGCTCATTTTCGAGCTGCGTTTGAACATTCTGGAGTTCGGCTTCTTTTTCGTCCAATTGAGATCTTAAAGTGGCAATCTCATCACATAAAGACTCAATTTTTGGTTTTGTGTAGGTATTCATATTGTTTTTATCCTATTAGTGT